ATTACTGTCTGTAAAAGCGTCTTTGTCGCCAACAAAGTGGAATGCACAGTGGCAACAGGATCCTACGTCCGAAGAAATTGCCATGATCAAGCGAGAATGGTGGCAACCGTGGGAAAAAGAGAACGTTCCACGGCTAAATTACATCTTACAGTCGTATGATACGGCGTTTTCCAAGAAAGAATCGGCTGATTACACTGCAATTACGACTTGGGGCGTGTTTGATCCGTTCGAGGACGGTGTTGAGCACTTGATTTTGCTTGATGCGACGAAGGGTCGGTACAATTTCCCCGAACTCAAGGACGAAGCGTTGGAGCAGTACGAATATTGGGAACCGGACATGGTGCTGATTGAGGGCAAAGCGTCTGGTTTACCTCTTGCCGACGAACTTTTACGGATAAACATACCTGTTCTCACCTATTCTCCGGGTCGGAGGAAGCGTGGTGGCGGTATCGACAAGACTACGCGTATGCATATGGTGGCTCCAATCTTTGAAGCTGGGCGCGTGTGGGCACCAAACAAAACTTTTGCAGAAGAAGTCATTGAAGAGTGTGCATCATTTCCTAATGGTGACCATGACGATTTTTGTGATAGTATGACTATGGCATTGATCCGGTTCCGCGAGGGGGGACTAGTCAATCTCGAGGAGGATGAACCCGAAATGTACATCCCTTCCAAAAGGAGGGAGTACTATTGATGGAGCATCTTTATGGATCCAATATCCTCTGGCTTGGCTGGGATTGCACTTGTACAAAAATCCGTCGAGTTCATAAAATCTAATATAAATACAGCCAACGATATCAAAGATATCGCGGGTGCTATCGATGGCTTGTTTCAGGGAGAGAAGCAAGTCCAACAAAAACGTTTTGGCGACAAGTCTTTGCTGGGGCAGTCCAAGGACGCGGCTCATTCGGTCATAGACGCCAAATTGGCCCAGGAGCAACTCGAAGAAATTTCTATAATGATAGACAATAGGTTCGGTTACGGTACCTGGAGACAGATCGTTGCTGAACGTCAAAAGCGTCTTCGTGAAGAAAAAGAGCTCATTGCGGAACAAAAGCGTATTGCTCGACGCAAGAAGCAAGAACGCGATGAAATGCTGTTGATTGTCGGTGTTGTTGTGTCTGTTGCGTTATTATTTGTTCTTGCCGTTGTTGGTTTTGTAAAATTGGTTTAGGTTATCTAGATGACGGCAGCGCGTAGAAGACTTAAATCTAGAGCACGGACAGAATTTTTAACCCCTGCACAGGGGATAGAACAGCTTTTGGCAGATGTTCGCTCAGTTCCGGGAACCTTGCAACAAGGAGCTTTGTCTGCGTATGACTTTCTAGAGGAAGATCCTGAGAGAGCCGCGTTACTCGGAGCTTTGGTATCGCCCGATCCATATGTTGGAACGACTGCCGGTATCGCAGAGGCTTTTGGCTATTACCCTAATCCTTTTAACCCTGATGAAAACTTACCTTCGGTGGTGGGTTCCATTAGGGAGGGGGATTATGTTGGCGCGGGTTTAACAAGTCTGGGTGCAATTCCTATTCTTGGTGGTCTTTTTGGTGCGGCGAAGGCGGCTCGGTTAGCCAAGGCCAAACAGTTAGCTGATAAGAAGAAAGCGACTGACGAGGGTGTGCCAGCAGAGCAGATAGAGATGGATTTAGGCGAAACACCGGAGCCGGAACCTGAACTTGCTCCCAATGAAAAGTTACGTCAGGAGCTTAATTTAGGTAACGATCCTGATATTCTTGCTGCTCGAGAAGAAAGAAAAAAGAAGAAGAAGGATCGGCAAACCTTTCCTCCTGAAGCCAGTCAAAATATGGAAGGCCAAGTACAAAAAGGACCGACAAGTGGGCAAGGTAAATCCCAGGTGGAAGATAACCCTGAGAATTATTCAAGCGGAGAATCTAGCTTTTTAAGAACCCGCAGTAATTTAGGAAACGCACTTTTCAACACAAAATCTCTTTTGCAGATTGGTGAGGATGGGCTTTCTCCCGCGCAAATCAAAAAACAATTGAAACGTATGAACGTTTCTCAGAACGAGATGGATGCGTCGGGGATCACGGGCCTTCTTAAAGAAAACGATTTAGTTACATTAGAGCAACTAAGAAACACATATCGGAAATATGCCCCTAAACTGAAAGTTATCCGTCCTCATGTGAAGGCCACAGATGCACAAAACAAACAGTATCAACGCTGGCTCCCGATGCCCGGTGATTACAGCAGGATGATAGACCCTGAAAGTGGGGAAATAATTCAAAAGTACAATGTCACTGATTATGAGGAGCTCGTTTTCTTCAACGATGTTCCAGATAGTGATTCTTTATATACCGCTCGTCGAGATACAGGCAGTCACTCAGAGTATGATCGCACTCAAGACTCAGAGTTCATTCGAGGTAGGATTGGGCACAGCCGAGGTAGTGTAGTCACAGAGTTTGATGACCCTACTGTTAACGCAGATTTCCCTAACGGCGCATATGTCATTGAAGAAATACAAAGTGATTTAAGTAAACAGGTTGTTCCTATCAAAGAGGGTGGGGATGCAAGACAACAGCTAATGCTTCGTCTTAATGCTGCCGAACAGCTTGGTCGAGATAGGATGAAAGACTTCAATGAGCTTCTTCAAGACGATGAGCTCATGCACGAGATAAGTTCTTTTATAAATATGGAGCATGAATTTGATACAGGTGCTTTTGATTTTGCTCCTGATGCTCGGATACGCCTTAACACTCAACCAAGAGACAAGACAGCACTTGATGATCCTGACAACATACAAGAATATGAAGTTCAAAAACTGAATAACGTGTTTGCCTATTTAAATGGGTCTATGAGCGAAAAAGCGTTTCTAGCTCAAAACAACCTGAGTGATACCAATAGTTTTGTTGATACTGCCCGTGGTCAGATGAATTTCGGTCAGTATATAGTCGCACAAAAGAAGGCTGGAAAACTCTCAGCCTTCAGTTCAAAACTTGAAGATGCTTTGGTAAAAATGAACGCTGTCGTGGATTCAAAGGTAGATATTACAGACCTGAAAAACGACTTAATGGAGGGAGGAGACACTGTTCTTCTGAATGCTGACACAAGAAGAAAAATAGATGAGGTAGTTGAGCCATATATCGAACGGATGCGTCCTTTGTTTGATAGGAAACAGTCTCTGGCTGAAGAGGCGGCGGCAGGAAGGGTGCCAAAAAGCATTGAGGTTTTGGAATCAAAGAATCCAGAAATCCAAGCAAAGCTTAAACAGCAGATGGCAGCATCTGACGAGTTTGACGCGATAACTGAACAACTAGACGAAGCGGTTAAACAGCTTCAAAGAGATGATCCAGAGGCGTTTGAATTATTAACAGCATTAAAACCGGAACTTGTTTCTCCCAAAGTGATGGCGGATACCAAGCTCATAAGTGATCAACCGAGGCTTTTGAACGATTTCCCATTTGAAACTGAAACAGACTACATCAAACATGTGGTGGACACGATTGTACAGAAAGCACAAACCAAAGGTTTGAGTGGAGTTATTGTTCCAAGTTGGGAAGAGATAGCTAGACTTAGAGGTGTCAGAGAAGACTCTTCGGCGTGGAACAGATACAGAGAAACATACAAAGACACCGTTTCGAAAAGGTTTAAAGAACTTGAGAAACAAAACCCAGGGTCAAAATATGTGCCTCGGGTTAACATAAATAGTCCTTTGATTGACAAACGTACAAATCCAAATCATCCGGCTATTGGTTACACTTTTGCGCCTTTATCAAGTAATCAAAAGGTAGATCCTCCACCACTTACTTTGGCAAAAGGTGGTGAAGTGAAGGTACACAAAGGTATTGGTGCAATGGCTAGGGAGGTGTTATAAAAAAACATGTCTGAAACAGATAAAACTTTAGGTGGCATGGTCGAACCAGCTATGGGACCAGGCGGACCAGCGATAGAAGCTCCCGATGATGTAGTCGTAGAGATCGAGGGCGTATCTCCCGGTATAGGTGATCAAGCAATACAAGACATGATCGTTCAGATGAACGAGGATGGTAGTGCAGATTTAATTGATCCTACGGAAGAGGGTCAGGAAGTTCTGGCAGAAGAGTACAGCCACACAGCAAATTTGGCAGAAATACTTGATGATTCTGCTCTGGGTGAACTTTCTTCGGAATTGCTTTCCAAATGTGAAGAAGACCTTGAGTCTCGAGGCGAGTGGGAAGATGCGCTTGCCAAGGGTCTTAGTCTTTTGGGTATCAACTATGAAGAACGTGACGAGCCCTTTTCTGGTGCAAGTGGTGTTACACATCCGTTGATTTCGCAATCAGTTACGCAGTTCCAATCACAGGCGTACAAAGAAATGTTACCGGCTGGCGGTCCTGTTCGTACTACGGTTGTAGGCGCAGAGTCACCGGAAGTCATGGCACAGGCCAAACGTGTCAAAGATTTCATGAACTATTACGTCACCGAGGTCATGGAAGAGTATGACCCTGACATGGATCAGATGTTGTTCTATCTGCCGTTAGCGGGTTCAACATTCAAGAAAGTTTACTTCGACATCACCAAACGGCGCGCTGTTTCCAAGTTTGTACCGGCAGAAGATCTTGTTGTGAACTACTCTGCCACTGACATTCGTACTGCCGAGCGCATCACACATGTCATTGAGATGTCGGAAAACGAGATCGTCAAGATGCAGTTGTCTACGGTGTATCGTGAAGTGGACTTGTCTAGCAATTACTCTACGGAAGAGAACGAAGTCACTGAGAAGATGAACGAGATCTCTGGTCTTCGTCCACCGAGTGACGATGACATGTACACTCTTTACGAAGTGCACACATATCTTGATCTACCTGGCTTCGAAGACAAAGACACTGACGGTGAGCCCACTGGTTTGAAGCTTCCATACGTTGTTACGATAGAAAAGAACAGCGGTGCTGTGCTGTCTATCGCTCGTAACTGGGAGGAAGAAGACCCGCAACAGAAACCATTGCAGCACTTTGTTCATTACAAGTTCCTCCCTGGTTTTGGGTTCTATGGCTTCGGTCTGATCCACATGATTGGTGGTTTGTCCCGTGCGGCGACATCGATACTGCGTCAACTGATTGATGCCGGTACGCTGTCAAACCTACCGGCTGGTTTCAAATCTCGCGGAACGCGTATCAGAAACGATGATGAACCTATTCAACCCGGTGAGTTCAGAGACATTGATGCCCCTGGCGGCGACATTCGTTCTGCCATTCAACCGCTACCGTACAAAGAGCCTTCGGGAACACTGGCACAGCTTCTAGGTGTGTTGGTAGATAGCGGTCAAGCGTATGCCGCGATTGCTGACAACAAAGTCGGTGACATGAATACAAATGCACCGGTGGGTACGACTGTTGCGTTGTTGGAACGTGGCTCTCGAGTTATGAGTGCAATCCACAAACGGATGCATTATGCACAGAAACAAGAGTTCCGGCTTTTGTCAGCCATCATCGCTGACTCCATGGACGAGTATCCATACGCTCTTGATGTACCCGCAGAGATTCTGCCGCAAGACTTTGATAGCCGTGTAGATGTACTGCCTGTCTCTGATCCAAACATCTTTTCGATGGCACAGCGTTTGTCTCTTGCACAAACACAGCTACAACTTGCACAAAGCAATCCTGAAGTTCACAACATCCGTGAAGCATATCGTCGTATGTACGAGGCTCTTGAGGTCAAGAACATCGACAGTATCCTTCAGCCGGAGCCAGAGCCTATGCCTTTAGACCCTGCTTCGGAACACGCATACTTGTTGAGGGGCGAGAAGATACAGGCATTCCCGGGTCAGAACCATGACGCACACATTGCGGCTCACATACAGTTTATGACCATGCCTTTGATCAAAGAAAACCCAATGGTGTTTTCTATGGTTCTCGGAAACATACAAGAGCGCATCGCGCTGAAAGCCCAAGAAGAAGTTCAGATGATGATGCAACAACAGATGCAACAGTTCATGCAAGAACAGATGGCTGCTGGTGTACCGGCTGAAATGATACAGCCACCGCAGATGGATGAAGCACAAATGCAAGCAATGGTTGCGTCGAAAGTTGCAGAGATCACGGTTGATCTACAGCCACAGCTTATGCCACCCGAACCACAAGATCCGTTGGTTGGTATTCGTCAGGCAGAGGTTCAACTGCAAGCCGCTGATCAACAGCGCAAAGCACAGAAAGACCAAGTCGATGCTATGCTTGACCAGACAAGGATTGAGCAACAGGCAATGCAAGCACAGGAACGTTTGCAAGCCACGCGAGAGATTGCTGAAGACCGTGCCGCTGTAAACAGAGAGCGCATAGAAACGCAAGAAGACATCGCTGTTATGAAAGAAATGAACAAGCGATGAGCGACAATAATGTGGGGCAAGGATCCGTTTGGGCGGGTCGTTGGGACGAGTACTTTAGGCTGAAGAAACAAGTTCACGAGTGGCATGAACAAGGTTTTTCTATGGAAGAGATAGAGAACAAGTTACGAAGAGAACTTAGCGGCGTAGATTTGAAGGTGGTGAACGGCTGATGGATTTAGTGGATGCATGGAACGAGTTGAGTTACTTTGACGGTGTGCTTTTTACCATTTGGTTAGGTATTTTGTATGTCGGTAAGAAGAAAATCGACAAGTGGTTAGATTAGATGGCTAATAAAAAACTAGAACAAGGAAGTAGGTACGAAGCCCATGATTTGGACGGCGACGGAGTTGTAACAGACGAAGAAATCGCCCGTGAAAAAGAGATGGTTGAGCTAGAGCTACGAGAGGAAAAGGCAGATGCACAACAGCGGATGGCGTGGATCGCTATGGCAAGCATGTTGGTTTTTACAACAGTCCTTTTTTTACCTGTGGTTCCTACCACTCGTGTTGATGCTCTCGCTGACCTCCTTGGTCTTTTCTATATTGCACAAGCTGGCGTTGTCGGTGCTTACATGGGAGTTTCGGCGTGGATGAGCCGAAAGTAAAAATCTACAGGTACATGGGCAAAATAAATAAATTTAGAGAGTACGAACAGGCTAGAAAACAATGGCGAAAAAGAAACAGCGTAAACTGGAGAGAGTATCAAGCGAGTAAGAAAAAGGGGTTCTAATGCTTAGTGTTATAGGTTCATTGATAGGGTTTGCTAGTAGCACTGCGCCAGCAATCACAGACCATTTCAGACAGAAGAACAGTCAAAAATTCGAACTGGAAAAGATGAAATTTGCTGCTGAACTACGCAAAGACGGTTATGATTTTGAACTGAAAGCGTTTGAAGCACAGGCTGCTGATAAAGAACACGAACGTTTGATGCAACACGACATCAGTATAAACCAAGGCACTGGGTTCATCTCAGCCATGCAAAAATCTGTTCGTCCGGTAATTACCTACTGTTTCTTTGGTTTGTTTCTGGCGATTGAGATCACACTGTTGCGCGAAGCGTTGAATAGTGGGATGAGCGTAGCGGATTCGTTGAATGTTTTGTGGGACGAAGACACAAAAGCAATCTTTGCCGCGATAATTAGTTTTTGGTTTGGTTCTCGTGCAATCGATAAAGCACGAGGAAAGGGCTAGTCAAAACAGAGAAAATCTGTTTAACATCATGTAAAGGTTTTTTAGGAGATTAAAATGTCCCCAATTCGTCGTCGTCCTGGTATTACTCCTCGTCCCGGTGGTCGCCGCCCCGGTGGTCGTCCTGGTTCTGGTAGCCGTCGTCCAACTCGCCCACCTAGACTTACAGGGGGTTCTGGTTTTATGGGAGCAACCGATGCTGCAGCGAAATCTGGTAGGTTCCGCCGTCCATCTCCAGGGTACAGTGGTATGCTGTCGAAGGCTCTCGGTTCTGCCGCTTTGGGTAGCCGTCGTCCAATCCGCCGCCCAGGTGCAAACCGTCCCGGTGGTGCGGGGATGGATTTTGCAAAAATGCTGAGTCAGTTAAACCGTGTTCCTGGAGGAATGTCTCCTGGTCCTATGGGTCGTCCTAAAGGTATGCGTCCTACGGGTGGTGACCGTCGTCCAAACCGTCCTAATCAACCTATTATTGGATCAGGTATGATGGCAATGGGTGGTGGTAACCCGTTTTCTGGTGGTGGACAAATGTTTTCAGAGGGTGGCGAAGTTCTTAAAACACCTGTCGATAAGCTTCCAAATGAAGGTTTGAAGAAACTAGCTAAGTCTCCAAAAGGCCGTAAGGCTGTGGCTCGTATGGGCTTTAAAAATGGTGGCGAAGCTAAAGGTGGCAAGTGCCCTAGTCGTGGAACAATTCGTGGCACAGGCCGCGCTGTAAGAGGTGTTGGATTCAAGGGTGTTAAGTGACACTTCCTGAGTTTATCACCAAGTTCAAGAAATCTCTCGAGTCACGGGTCGAGGATTTGTCTGTTTCTATAACAAGTGGAAACGTTAAAGACATGGAACAATACCGTGCTGTGGTAGGCGAAATACAAGGACTTTCGTTTGCTGTGGAGGAGCTACAGTCCTTGCTGAAGAGGTTTGACGATGACACAGAGGTTGATCGTTCCTGACTATATAGTCGCACAAAAAGAAGCTAAGAAAAAAGCAGAAGCAAAATCCGCAAAAGAGAGAGTTCCGAACCCCACTGGCTGGCGTGTTCTTGTAATGCCTTACAAGGGACGCGAGAAGACAGTCGGCGGTGTCTATGTCCCTGATGAAACTCGGGATCGGGAGTCTATCGCTACAGTTGTTGCATACGTTATTAAAGTCGGCCCACTCGCTTACAAAGATCCAGATAAGTTTGGAGAAGAATGTGAGCCTTGGTGCAAAGAAGGGGATTGGGTCTGTATCGGTAGATACGCCGGGTCTAGGTTTAAGTTGGATGGCGGAGAGGTTCGCATCATTAATGATGATGAAGTGATTGCGACTATTCTAGATCCAGAAGACATTATTTTTTAAACATGGGAGAAGGCCATGCAAAGTGAAACAGAAGAAACCATTGTTGAATTGGAAGATGAAGAGGCTGTAGAAGAGGCGACAGAAACTGTAGAGCCTGAGAAAGAGCCGGAACCGGAACAGGAAACTCAAGCAGAGCCTGAGAAAGAGCCGGAAGAAGAGGCAAGTGCAGAAGATGAGGAGCAATCTGACGAAGAGTTGGAGAGTTATTCCGAAGGTGTGCAACGTCGTATTCGCAAGCTCACGGCTAAATATCGTGAGGCAGAACGGCAACAACAAGCGGCAGTAGAGTTTGCAGAAAATGTTCAGAAACAAAATAAAGATCTAGAACAACAACTCAAAGAGCGCGAAGAGTCTTACGTTGGTGTCTATGGAGGTAGCATTGAACGTGAGGTAGAAGCGGCGAAAGCGGCGTACAAAGCAGCGCATGAGGAGGGAGATCCCGATGCATTGTTTGCGGCGCAACAAAGAATTAGCCAGCTTGCTTTGGAGCAATCGAAATACGAAGAAGCAAAACTAAAAATAGAAAAAGAACAGGCTGCCTCTGAACAAACTGTTGAAACCCCCCAACAACAGGCACCTATGCAACAGGCTGCCGCACCGCAACCTGATCCTAAAGCGCAAGCTTGGGCGGATAAAAATCCTTGGTTTGGTGAAGATGAGTCTATGACATATGCCGCATTTGGCATTCATAGGCGACTTGTTGAAGAGGAAGGATTTGACGCATCGTCAGATGATTATTATAGTGAACTTGATAAACGACTTCGTGCTGATTTCCCTAACAAGTTTGAAGCACCGAAAAAGCGGTCACAGACCAGAGTCGCCTCTGCTGATTCAACCGCTTCTCGTTCATCGAAAAAGGGGCGCAGGACTGTCAAGCTTACCGATTCACAGGTAGCAATTGCTAGGAAACTTGGCGTTCCGCTCGAAGAGTACGCAAAGTATGTGAAGGAGTAAGGACATGACAGAGACTAAAAAACGTACACCTCGTGAGACGCAGACACGCGAAAACACTGCGCGCAGGAAACCTTGGGCTCCGCCCAGTATGCTAGAAGCTCCACCCGCACCTGAAGGTTTTGTACACCGCTGGGTTCGGACCGCCATTCGAGGCGAGGACGATAAAACCAATCTACACGCAAGATTGCGCGAAGGTTGGGAACCTGTCCGGGCTGACGAGTATCCTGATTTCGAAGCTCCTACCGTAGAAGACGGTAAATACCAGGGTGTGATAGGAAACGGTGGACTGATACTTTGCCGTATGCCTATCGAAACGGTTGATGAAAGAACTGAGTATTTTCGGGACCAGACCCGCAATCAAATGAAAGCCGTGGATGAAAACTTGATGAGGGAACAACATCCCTCAATGCCTATCACAAGTGACAGGCAATCTCGTGTAACCTTCGGAGGCGAGAAAAAGTAGCCTCCGATAATTTGGAGTTAGTAAAATGGCTAATATCAATGGTGCATTTGGCTTACGTCCCTATGGAAAAATGGGTCAGAACGTAAACTCAACTGGTGCTACTGAGTATCGCATTGCCGCTTCCAACTCTAATGCTATCTATCAAGGTTCTCCGGTTATCCCTCTCGCAGCGGGTGTTATCGACATCGTCGGTGCTGCCGCTGGAGGTACTGTAGGTCTGGTTGGTGCATTTTATGGTTGTGAATATGTGTCCTCTACCACTGGTGAGACAGTGTTCTCAAATTTTTATCCTGGGTCGGGTGCAGACAGTAACTTTCCTGTCAAAGCCTTCGTTTATGATGATCCCTCACAGTTGTTTGTAATTGCGTCTGACGCATCGCTCACAGATGAAGCTACTGCTCGTACTCATGTGTTTGCGAACGCCAACTTTGCTTCTGGTACAGGCGGTAGCACTGCTACTGGCATGTCCTCGGCAACGTTGGGAGTTAGCACAATCAACACAACAGCTAACCTTAATCTTCGGATTATGGGGATCGTTGATGATCCTGCGAACGCCGACTTTGGCGCAAGTGGGATTGGCGTAGTAGTCCGGTTGAACAACCACTTCAATTCACCGAATGGTGCGATTGCTGGTGGTACTGTCTCAACCACAGGCGTATAAGGAGCTAGGTCATGGCGATTTCTAGATCACAACTTGCTAAAGAACTCGAGCCCGGCCTCAACGCCTTGTTCGGGATGGAATATAATCGGTATGAAGGCCAGCATTCTGAAATCTTCGACACGGAAACATCTGACCGTGCCTTCGAAGAAGAAGTTATGCTGTCAGGCTTCGGTGCTGCACCTACCAAACAGGAAGGTTCAGCTTTGGCGTTTGATGACGCACAAGAAGCGTACACTTCGCGCTACAACCACGAGACGGTAGCTCTCGGCTTCTCCATCACGGAAGAAGCTGTGGAAGACAATCTGTATGATCGTCTGTCCTCGCGCTACACCCGTGGTTTGGCTCGTGCTATGGCACATACCAAACAGGTGAAAGCTGCCTCAATTCTCAACAATGCTTTCAACTCGTCTTTCAAAGGCGGTGACGGCAAAGAGCTTTGTGCAACTGACCACCCACTAACCAATGGCAGCACGTTTGCAAACGAGCCCAGCACTGCCGCTGATTTGAACGAGACATCTCTCGAAGATGCTCTGATCAGCATTGCTGGTTTTGTTGATGAGCGTGGCCTTATCATCGCGCTGAAGGGTGCGAAACTGATCATTCCGCGTCAGCTACAGTTTGTTGCTGAACGTCTGATGGTTTCTAACCTCCGCGTTGGTACTGCCGACAATGATACGAATGCTATCCGTAGCATGGGCTTGTTGCCTGAAGGTTATGTAGTCAATGACTACCTGACTGATACAGATGCATTCTTCATCAAAACTGACGCTCCGAATGGCTTCAAGCACTTCGAGCGTTTGGCTCTCACCACTGCGATGGAGCCAGATTTCGACACAGGTAACATGCGTTACAAAGCTCGTGAGCGTTATAGCTTCGGCTTCAGTGACCCACGTTGTGTGTTCGGTTCACCGGGTGCGTAAGTAAACGGTTGTTGAAAACGGAGAGGGCGGGATCATTCCCGCCCTTTCTTTTTGCGTAAAATTAAGTTAATGTTTTTGTATTCCTGACGATCACATGGTGTGATCGACGTAACCCTGACAGGAGATTGATATGGGTAAAACAACTTTTTCAGGTCCAGTGATTTCTAACAACGGAATCATTCAAGCTGGCTCCGGTTCTGTGATTAACATCACAGCCGAAACTACTCTCACATTTGACACACACGCGGGTCGTGTTATCGAAGTCAATGACGCAGATGGCGCAGTTACACTGCCTAGTATTAAGACAGCAGAGATTGGTGCAACGTACCGTTTCTTCGTCGGTACAGATGCAACTGATCTCGACATCAAAACAGATGGCACAGACAAGTTTGTTGGTTCTGTAGCGGTGGCTGTTACCAATGGCACAGTGAAGTTTTTCATTCCCGCCGCAACTAACGATGTGATTTCAATGAACGGTAGCACCACTGGTGGCGATGCAAACTCGTATGTTGAAGTTACTGCACTCGCTACGGCTGAGTATTTAGTCCAGGGCATTTTGATTGGTTCAGGAACTGTAGCTACTCCTTTCGCTGATTCATAAGATAGGAGACTGTAATGGCTGGTTCTGATGTAAAAACCACTCGCGTTACAGCAACAGGGGCAGCGTCCATTGGACGTTGTCGCCTGATGCAAGTTCTCGTTACCAGTGCTAGTTCTGGAACACCTGAGTTGAAGCTAACAGATGGCACAGACTCTGGTGCAACAAAACTGCACGTTGATCTTCAAACAGGTGAAACAGACACTATTTCTGTCCCTGCACAGGGGATCTTGTTCGAGACAGACATTAATGTGCATACGGTAGACGATATTACGTCTGTCGTATTCTTTACTGTCTAGAGACTACTATGGCTAGAGCGGCGACAAAGATGCCGAAACGCAACAAGCGTAATTTCCGTCCCACTAAAAGTGGGGCGGGAATGACGAAGAAAGGCGTGGCTGCATACCGTCGAATGAATCCAGGTAGCAAGTTAAAAACTGCTGTTACCGGCAAGGTTAAAAAGGGTAGCAAAGCGGCGAAAAGACGTAAGTCGTTTTGTGCGCGTTCTGCGGGGCAAATGAAGAAGTTCCCCAAAGCGGCAAAAAATCCTAACAGCAGATTGCGTCAGGCTAGAAGACGGTGGAAGTGCTGACATGAAAATTCAGGAAGCAATAGCTCGGATAGAAAAGCACGAAGCAGAGTGTTCTCTTAGATACGAAGAGATACAACGTCGGCTAGAAGACGGCAAACAAAAGATGGATAAGCTGGATGCTAACATCGCAGCAAATTTTAAATATTTGGTGGGTATTATTATAGCGACAGCTTTGCTACCGTTTGTAGAAAGATTGTTCTGATGGCGATATCTAGGTCGAGTATTCCTAAACAGATTACAAAACCGCCTCAGAAAAAGAGACGAAACGCGAAACGTAAGCGTAGAGTAAGGAAGGTGTAACATGTCTAAAAAGGATGCTTGTTATCACAAAGTCAAAGCCAGATACAAAGTTTTCCCGAGCGCGTATGCCTCCGGGAGCATTGCAAAATGCCGAAAAGTCGGAGCAGCGAATTGGGGCAATAAAAGCAAAAATAAGACAGTTAGAAAAGCAAGTGGAGGAATGGTGCGCGGAGAGCCGAAGATCCGAGAAGGACAACGGTACCGCTATAGAACCACCAAGATTTACTGATGCCAGCCGTAAGAAAAACTAAAAAAGGATTAGCCCTCAAACGTTGGTTCAAAGAGGATTGGAAAGACGTTCGCACCGGGAAGAAGTGTGGTCGTCGCAAGGGCGAAAAACGCGGCACTCCTTACTGCCGTCCTTCAAAACGTGTTTCTTCCAAAACGCCTAAAACAACCAAAGAGATGACTGCTGCCGAAAAGCGTAGCAGAGTCAGCCAAAAGAAACGGCTGGGTCAACCAGCGGGTAAACCTAGAAGAGTACAGTCGTTACGAAGGAGAAAGAAACGATGATGAGACGTATGAAAAGCAAAGGCATGAAGAAGGGCGGAATGATGAAGTCCAAGGGATATCGCAAGGGCGGAGCAGTTAAGTCCAAGGGATATCGCAAAGGTGGAGCAGTTAAGTCCAAGGGCATGAAAAGAGGCGGTGCTGTTAAGAAGACGATGACAGTTGCTCAAATCCGTGCTGCTGCTAAGAAAAAAGGCTATAAGCTCGTAAAAGCCTAATGCCGTATCTTCAAAGCAACATCCCACACTTTAAGTGTTGGGTGCGCCGTGAATATACACACAACCATGAAAAGTACCATGGAGAGTTTCTCCATGCTATGGCGATAGCCGTGACTACAATGCCTTGCCGTAGTCTTAGTTTTCAGGTCATATTTACAGGCATAAACCCGGAGGGTTCTGAGGAGGAGAACGTCTACGGGGGCGCGATGTGGGCAAGAATGCCTATAACCGCTCTTGTTGCAGA